CCATCAAGAAAATATGATTTAATCTTCCGGAACATATCCCCATATTTTTTGATAAATACTCCATTTCCCATATGTTCCAGTTTGAAATTTAGCATATGATTCGTTTACAATTCTTGCATTGCCCAAAGAAATACCCCAAAATGTTGCTTCTTCTATAAACGTTCCATCATTTGCGATATATAAATTAAAGGTAATATCACTGCATAGACGTTTCATTTTTCGAGTGTTATATAGGGTTCCACGCAATACATACTTTGCCATATCAATACCGCCTTTCGTATAGCCTTAACTTTGTTCGCTCTCCCGCTCCCGCGCCAACCGCTCGTTTTCTTCTTTCAGCCTTGCAAGTTCGCGCTCTGTGTTCATGTCGGATAGGGCTGATTGTTGTTCTTTCTTGCGGCGGGCTTGCTCCACCTCATGCGATTCGACGGCAGGATTCCAGTTATCGAGAGTCTCTTGAGATGCGCCAGTAGACCCAAGTTTTACCGTATCTTCGATATCGGCCGACACATTGATCATCATGTCTCGGTCAAGCGTGACAATTAACTTATACTGCGACCATTGTTCGGCAGTTCCTATTTTGCGAAATTCCAACCAGATATCGAAGAAGTATTTGAGTTGCTGCATAAACACTTCAAATTCAGTTTCAAGGCCGTTTGTGTAGGTATCCAGGTCTTGATATCGAAATTTGAGCGCCACGCCCGATGGGTTACTCGTCATGTCATCGTCCTGTGACATGACCATCATGCCGAATTCTCTGATATCTTTTTTTAAACTTTCAAGCTTTGCCTGCACTGCCGTAACGTCAGGGCTGACTTGCACGTAATATGCTTTGCCATCCCGCTCAATAGCTACAATGCGTGAATTTTGCATAATTTGGCGCTGTTCAATCAAATCGCCCAACTCAGGAGAAAAACCCTCAAGCACTAATACTGGGTCAATATCGTCTAGTAGTGCATCAGTGGACTTGCTTTGCAATTTATCATAGCTATCAATCTGTGAGCGTATAATATTTAGTATCGGCAGCTCGTCTTCGTTGCCTTTGAAGGCGATAAACGGTACTCGACCCCACGCGATACCTTTGCCGGATTGATCCATATGAGCCATGGACTGAGGGTAATCAGGGTCGGGAGTTAATGCCGCATGGCCCTTATCCTCAAATCGCGCCACGAGTTCTTTGTCCCAATACTCAACTTTGTTGATTTCCTCGCGGTTATTATTAATATACTGAATGACTTTGTAATCCCGTACAATCGCATCAAGCATGGTATGTTCTATATCGGCCCATGCAGGATATAGTTCTTTAGAATCCACATACTGTAACAAAAGGTCTTCAGTTTGGTCTATGGTGACATAAGCCCAGCCGATGCCCTTATTAATTGCGCCATGTTTGCCGATGCGCTTGATCGTTTTCCTGCGGGCGGGGGAAAGATATTTCGACCACTCATCTAAATAAATTGCGGCCTGCGGGTCTTCTATTGGATTACCCTGTTCGTCAACCGTCTTTGGTATCGGGCTTTCCACGCTGACAATGAACGGCTTACCAAGTGCATAGTCACTCTTTTGCACGACATTTGTTCGTACATGACCAGACTTAATTTTTACATTCGAAAGCGTATTATTTTCGCCATGCCCAGATAAATCTCGTCGTTTCTGGGACACGGTAACATTGCGACACATATAATATTCGTCGGCGTCATGCATATCTATAATGATTTGCTTTTTTTCACGATTACGCCATTCGTCCAATATCGTCTTGAGTATTTCTACGATAGACCGTCCGCGTCCCATGAATTCGATTTTGGCATTTATAACGTCCATTTCCGATACTTGCAAATTATATCACCTCTGACTACGCGCCCCGAATCATCGGACCACCATCTATTTTTCGAAGCAGTGATGCTAAACTATCCGGACAATCGTCATGTTCCGCGTCCTCTGTATAATCCATAATCTCATTGATGTATTCCGGATCAGTATCTTCAAGAAAAATAAGCTGCTTCCAATATTTCTTGAGGTATGTTGAAATCTTGATGTACTTGTTCATGCTCTCGTGGTATTCGCGGGCTATGTCACCGCGGCGAATAATTTCTTTTTTCAGATAGCCCTTGTCAGCATTGCTTTCCACCTCAATCACGCCGCAGCGATACCGTTTCTTGATAAGTAGGTATTCGTCAAGGCAGTTATCAATATGATTCTTTCTCAGTTTTCCCAGTACATATATGCCTGCATCCGTCTTTTTAAGCAACGTGAGGGCGCTGCCGTCCTCGCCGCCATATGCAGCGTCAATATGGGCTATGCCGTTATATAGCAATTCGTCGCCGGTTGTGAATTTCGGGCTTGTGGCAAACAGCGCGTTCTCACTGGCAATATGCTTCAACTCATAGTTGGCAGCAAATAAGGAGGGTGTCAATACTTCCCGCTGCGCTTCGATTTCCTCCCGCGTCATGAGGCCGGTAGAATAGCAATCATATTGCTTAATATTCGGCATCAAAGAGAATGCATCGTCGCGGTGCCAAGGTGTGCCAGTGTTAATCATCCTGCCGCCACGGTTTTTTATGTTTTGCAGCTCCTGATATATTTGTTTGGTGTAATCTCGTTCTGATCGGCTTATCCTATCACGCAAATTGACAATATCGTCAGTTATAATCAGATCGCCATGCTTGCCGGTCAAGCTTCCCTTGGTCCCAAGTCCTAAAAGCTGGACTGAGCCGCGGGCAGATGAAACAAGATTGGTTGTGATTTCGCTTGAATTAGATCTTGCCAGCTTGATTGGCCGGCCATATATTTTTTCGGTCAGGAAAGCAAAGACTTCACCGGCGAGTATCTTTTGAACCTGATTAATGATTTCGGTCACGTCATCATCGGTTTTGCGTAGGAAGATGATGTTTTTGTTTGGGAATAAAATCATATGTTCGCTGATTCCGATTGACAAGCAGGTCGTTTTATAGCTGCCTCGATGGGCTTGCAAGGTCTGGTCTTCTTTGGCCCTCAGAAACGATACTATCCATTCGTTATTTAGATCATTAAGTTTCGTGAATCCCAGCCAATGACCGATTTTTGCCGGCTCATTCAATAGGAGGTCTATGTATTTTTTCTGTTCCGCTGTCATTGGCATTCACATACTTTTCTATTTCCTCAATGGTTTCATTGGTTGCCTTGGAGATTTCAACCTTTTCGATAAAGATTCCGTGATGCTTGCCCAACAATTCAAGCGCCTTATCTTTTCCGTACAATTTGAACTTAAATTGCCCGTCCCGGCCTTTTGATATTTCGGATATGTTACGAGTGTCTATTTCGTCACTGTTTTTTAGATCAACAATAGTATCATAGGCAGCAATTGGGTTACCATCGCCGTCATTGCCAACAACTGTTTTTTCGGTACGGAAGGAAAGATAATTTTTAACATCATCCTTGGCCATATGTTCAAGCTCTTTTAAAACTTCTTTTGCCGTCATGATGCATTCATCTTCGGTTTCTTTTATCAGCCGGTCGTGAAGCTTGTTATACCTTGCGTATACCTTGGCACTGTTAAACAATCTGCTTGCCATTTCATCAACCGTTTTATCAGATGATTTACACTTTGGGTAAGCGATTCTATACGCCTCTCTTTGACTTTTGTATTTGACAAGCTCCTGTACAAATTTTTCCTGTCTATCTGTTAGCCTTGCCATTTCATCACCTACACTTTAATTGGCTTCCATCCATCAAAATTTCTCTCAAAACTAACTATCCCGTCAAAAAATTCTTTATAGAAATAAGCCAACTCAGAATTGGCTGTAATTGTCGTGTTTTCCGTTCGCGGATTAGTGTTAATATTGGCAGAGCTTTCAATCGCAAAGTCAAATTTATCGCCAAATCCCACGAATATCTTTGAATGATTCCGGAATATCGCCGCCCTGCCATCGTATTTCTGCATGACTTCGCATAACCGAATCCATTCGTTTTTATAAGAGCCTTTAAATATCTCGCCTACATAACAATCCAACTTCTGGATGCGCCCAAGGTTTAAATATCGTTCCAATTCCTCAATATCCTGCAAAGCCATGCACCATGTAGACAGGATGCAATATTTTAACGGCTGCTGCCGGAGGATAAATTTCAGGAAAGACAGGCTGTCGATATCTCCGCCGGAAATAATGTGATAGGCACAGCCGGGTTCAAAATCCCAATCAACAATATTTTCAAGCTCAGTTTCGCTTTTAAAACGTCGGAAGAATTGTGTTTCCCTGGTTTTTATTCCCCGTGATCGTATCTTTTGTTTTTCTTCTTTTTCGGGCTTTTTGGGCTTTTGAATTCCATTTGCAGGAAAGATGATTTCTTGATTTTTATATGGTTTCAAGGGGTTCACCGCCAGTGCTCTGTTTTTCCCACCAAAAAAAGCGACCGCCTCAGCAATCGCCTTGAAATCTTTTTCATGCGCTTAATTTTTATCAATCTCATTGAGGTGTCGCGCCCAACTCTCAGTTCATCCGGGAATGACCCGGCCACATGGAATGTATTGGATTCGAACCAATAATCTAAGCCGTCGCTTTTGCCTTGCCGTTTGGCTAACATTCCCATATCTAAATTTTTGCTCCCTTAAACCCTTACCAAGAAACCTTGTATATGCGCACATACGGTTTTTGGCCGTCATCATCGCGGACCTTTTGGGGAACAATATATCTTAACCCCAAACCTCAGCCCACCCTCGAATCGTGAGGCGCTTACTACTCAGGATATTATTTTTTTACGCCCCGGCAATCCAGACAATGCACATTAATCACCGGGGCTGTTAGAAGGAGGTCGATATTATCCAGCCCTACACAGCGCACATTATGGCGCTCCCTCCACATCCGCATTCACCTCGGGCCGGTATACGAGGCTTAAACCTCATTGTCTTCGGGCCTATAGCCCACTATGTTGGAGCCGGGAGGTTGGCTCCTTGGGTTTCACCCATGGTAACATAATAAACTAAAACGACGTCCTAGTTGTTACCCTTTTTTTAAACTGAGCAAGAAAAAGAATTTTCGCCTTGACTCATAAAACTGTCTTCGTCCGCTTGGCGGGCCCATGTCCTCCCATGACAAGTCCTCTGATACAGCCTCTATAATCCACGGATATAATTCCCCGCAGGCCTCAATAGCTGTTTGTTCTATCAATTCAATGTTTTTGCTTAGCCTATAAGCACGCTCTGCCTTATTGGCTGTCGAATTTGACACGCCACTACCCCTCGGCATCCCGTCAAGACTTTTGCCGTCAAGACTATAGCAGCTATCCTTTTCCCTGATAAATTCCTTGTATTGCAAACAGAAATTATATAACTCTCTGTATCTGTGCTTACTTATGCCGTACTGGTCAAGCTTTAAATCTCGTTTATTTGGCAATTCCCCGCCTCCTTACCCCTCCAACATCTCGTCAATCTCACCTCTCGGAAACAACCCCGACTTCCGCCATACCGGCTCCCCGTCCCGCATAACTATCACCGTCGGCAAGCTACCAATCCGATGCTCATTAGCCAGCCTATCACCGGATTCCGTCCCTAATTCTATCTTTTCAAGCCCTCGAAGCCCAGCCAGCACTATATCCATCTGTGGGCATGTCGGGCACCACGGGGCCGTGAATTGTAGGATTTTAAGCATGGTCTGTTCCCCCTCCATACGGATTTTCCCCCGCCGGCCGCACCGGCATATCATAAGCCCGCCTGACGTTATTCAAAATCCGGTTCCATAAGTCCCATCTTTCGCGGTCGGTTATGGGGGATACTTGGGTTTTCTTTTTTAACGGAATATTATTCATTGTCCGTATCATCTTCCTTCCTGTTCGACAAATAAGGCCTTACAGCAATGCCTATCAGTATTGGGATTCCCCAAAGATGCAAATTCAAAATGCAACCCACAGAGCCTATGATCAATAGCACTGACGATGAGACGGCTCCTATTATTACTTGTTTCTCTGTCATTCTTATCCCTCCAACAATTCTTTATGATCCCAGCGGTTCCCGATGATTTCAATATCATTAAACTCACTCAGCGGCCCCGAGTTATGGGTATACCATCGCATAGTGATACTATCCCAAACAATAACATCGTTTTTGTGACAGGTTTTGATAATATCCCCCTCAAACACCAATCTATCCTCCGGTCCATCCCCCCGATAAGACTTAGCAGCGGTAAGGCCCGTGCACTGACCGACCGTATCAGGGTCGACACTCCACCATGATTCAATGTCTATGTATTCCTCGTCACAATCTATAATTTCGCCAATTATGAAGGGCTGCCCATTGAAATATGCTACTTGCCCATAAAACCATTCCTTGTTATCAACCCGCATTCCGCGGAATAAAATTCTATCGTTCATTGGATACCTCGCTTTCTTGCTTATAATTTTCATATATCCAAACTCCTAATTTTATTTTGCAACTCTCGCACATTTCTGCTATACGACACTTGCCTTCTTTTTTCGGCAGAAAATATGGCAAGTCCACGCTGTAAACGCTATCACAATATTTTAAGCACAAATCGCATTTATAGGCTTGCATTAGCCGCCCCGCCTTCCCGCTCCCCATAAGAGCAATAATCACCTTCCCACATCGGGAACAAATCAAGCAGCGTACATTGTATCCCCGTTAGTTCGCTGACACTGTTGCCAATCATCTTGTATGGTTTGCCGTGGAGACATTCCTCGCATCTTACTGGCTTGACAACCTCGCCGGGTTCGCCGATGGCTTCGTAGGAAAAGAGCTTATCCATACATTCTCGGCTCCCGTTTTTCCACTCTCGGGTGTCATTGTCGTGATTTTCGATAACTACCCCATCAACCAATTTTGTTAGCTTACTCATTCCGCACCCCTCTCTTAACCACAACCATCTCATACCCAAACGGCTCTAATATCTTTCGCACCGTATCAATATCCGGCACTACCAGCCCGTTATATATCCGGCTTATCGTGGATGGGCTTACACCTGCGAGCCTGGCAATTTCGCGGATACCGAAGCCGCCTTGGATTTGGTTGGATAGGAATTGATAGATGGTCATTTCACATCCTCCGAATCTTCGCAGTTTCGACAATCCCCATCACATTCGTTGCACCCATCCGTGAGGTCAATAACATCATCACACCACATCTGATACTTATTACACCAAATTCCATAAGGGTAATATCTACTCATTCCGCACCCCTTTCCAGCGCAGCCTTAGCTTGTTCGCGGGCATTATCGCCAATAAACCATGACTCTCCTAACTCTTCAACGCTTCGGCTGTGATCATAACCTGCTTTGTCGGCAGTTATGTGAGCTATAATTTCAAACTCTTTTATGACGCCAGTTTCAATCCAGCTAACCGTTTTCCATCCGCCGCGCTTTTTAGGTTGCATCTCTCGGCAGATACCGGCATAAGGAGCCCCGACCTCACACGGCAGCTCCACCGCTTTTTTCAGCCTTGCTTTCAGGGCGGCGATCTCTGCGTCCTTGGCGGCGAGATCATCCAATAGGGTGCCTATATCAACATTCTGTTGTGCTAATATCTGCCATGATGGGCCGCTCATAGGTGATGGAGAATAACCGTTTAATTTGTTTTTCCTTTCCCTGATTTCGTCAATTTTCCCCATCATCAGCCGCCATCCTTTCCCAAAGCTCCTTGCTGTATCCCTGCATTACCGGTGCATCGGAAGCACAGGGGCAGGAATGCCCGGCTTCCCAGCAAACCGAATAATACCCGCAGCCATGATATAACGCATCTTGGTTGTGCTTCATCTCTCGGCGTAATTCCTTATTGATTTCCTTCAATCGCTTAATCTCATCCAGCGCCCACCGCAAATCCTCCGGAGCGTGGGCGATGAAATTAGCGTCTCGGATGGATACTTGCGAACAAACCAAATCATTTATACCGTTAGACCATACGCTATACTTATTCATTGATTTTTCCCACGGTCCAGGTGTGGCTGCTTGTAACCGGGCTTCGATTTCATTGATTTTGTTCATTGGCAGCCTCCTTATATCTCATTGGTTTCCCGCATGCTCGTTCATCACCGCTGTCGTCGTATGCGAAATATCTCATTCCCGGCATAAGCGGCCTTAATGATGGTAATGGTATATATCCGCTAATATCATGTGCAAGCCCTCCGCAATCGCATCGAGTCATAAACGGGCATGGTTGACTGGGCTTTCCGTTGCGCCCTTGATCCGCTACGCCAACCTCAAGGCACATAAACCACGATTTTTCGCATTCTTGGCACTTATATTTCATGCCCCCATGCACCATTACAGCTTTATCATTCATATTGTTCCCTCCTCAAACACAGCCTCGCATCCCCAGCATCTTAAATCCCCGCGCCTCACTCGGACCCCGCACGCCGAACAAACATACCTTTCCGACCCCGCACTAAATGGATGCGGCGTGTCGTCGATGATTCGGGCTGTTTTGGCGGGTTGGCTTGGCGGCTTCCGGGTCATTAAGTCCGTCAACCATAATCGTATATCCCGCCTCAATATCTCGTTATCGCAGCATTCGGCATACATTTCCAGTGCAGGTCTTGCCGCATTGTCCTTATCCGGGCGCAATACAAAACACCCTTCCACCGGTTCATTGTTCCGGGCCTTATATACACGGTATTTGACCTTCAGGCCGTCATAATCGTCTTCGTGGGGTTCCGGCTGGGTGAGTGGTTCGCCGCAATTCAACTCATACATTTCATCAAATAGAGCCATAGTCACATCAAACAAGTCGCTATAAATGGTATAGCTTATTTCGCCCGTACTATTAAGCCCGTTGATAAAATCAGCAAACTCACCTTTTATTTTTTCTTTTTCAGACGCATTTGGGCTTATTCCCCAGCAACTCATGATTTTCCTCCTTCGGCAATCCCGGCAACGGCATCCAGTTGGTAATATCCCATTCCGGAAACGGATAATTTGCCCATTTGCCATCCACCAAAACATCATCACTGACAAAACGATCTCCGTTTTCGCCTTTTACTACTACCAAGACGAGATTCGATACCATGTGATATCTAACGTCAATCTCCGCAAATGTATCTAAGTCATATACTGGCTCCATCTTTTCTTCAACATCTGGCAATCTATCCTCCACGCTAATCCACTCGTCCGGCTCTTTCTCTTGGTCAAGCTGGGCCTGGAGGGAAAATAAGATAGTTTCCCATTCATTTAGTTTGGTTTCGCCTCGTTGCGCTTCGCCAAATTCTATATAAGATACAAGCCTTTTTCGGTATTCCTCGGCAAATGCTATCGCCCGTTCAATCTCCTTACTCATGATTTTCCTCCCTTTCAACAACGCCACGCCACTTGAACCCGCTTCCTTCGACGCACGGAAAACCCAAGCTGCAACGAAAATATTCAGAGCCGTCAAACGGATTGTTACCCGCATAGGCGCATGTCTCACATTGCGATACAGACATTATGTCCTTTATTGCCGCATCTCGTTCGGCCTCTGCCCTTTCCGCACGGGCTTTCCACCGGTCACGTTCAGAGGTGATGTCCGCTAACCGTTGCGTAAGGGATTTCCTAGATTCGCATATTTCGTCGCAAGCTTCCCATGTACAAAATGGACAAGTATTACAATCCGCATCGTTCCATTTGTCGTTTTCGGCTTTCAGCCGTTCATTTTCGGCTTGCAGGACAGCTAATTGTTCTGATTGCTTTTCGATTAGCTGCGCGGCATATAAATGCATCGGATAATCTTGTGGAGGCAGCCTAAGGATATCAACTATTTTTGCATTCATTTCAGGGTATAAGTTTAACCGTTCCATTCAAACCATCCTTTCATTCTTGCTCTCGCCCAATAACGCCCTTATTATCTCCGGCGTAACCCCGGCATCCTCACAAACCCCCACATACTCCCTAACCTTCCTCCCGACAATATCAGGGTCGTTGGCGGCGATCTCTCTGGCGTAATCTGACCAATCGTAGCCGGTGGCGGTTTTTATGGTTAGGCGGTTCATAAATCTGCCTCCTTTAAAAGTTTCTCGATGTATCCGTTTGCTGTCTCATAGGGCAGGAAGTATCCAAAAATATCATCGATATCGACACATATCACATCGCCTTGCCAATTGATATCAACGCCGCCATCATCAAAATATCCATAGCCAGCAGCCTCAATAACGGTTTCGAAAAATTCCTGTATCCATAAAATCGGAATCCATGTATGATCCGCACCATCGATTTTTCGTACTTCATCGGTGTGTTCCCTGATGAATTCGTAGAGCTCTAAGCCTTTCGTTTAAACCATCCCTTCAATATCAACCGCAATAATCCATGGATTCCCCACTAATTTCAGCTTCGGGTTATCGGATTTAAACATTTTCTCAAACCATTCAAACATAATTCCTTGTTGTGCAATTGGAAGGAAATTCCAATCTATTCCATGCGGATATCCAAGCTTTTCTATTTCTTTGATTGTAATGTCCTGCACCCTCATAACTCGCACCTCAGACACCGACAGCTTTATCCGCACGGCTTCCGGCGGCATGATAGCAGAAGATTTCCACGGTATATCATAGAGAATCTCTCTTATGGCTTCATCGGCTCTGTAGATGTACTTGGTATCTATATCTCCCGCAGCATCGCCATAATTCCATGTCTCTCTACCCAGCAGCACGTCGCCAGGTATAAAACCGAAATCCCAATGAGCCATACCTTTTACGTTTCCGCCGCATCCTAAACACATTCGATGGTCAGCTGTCCACATCGTAAATCTACGATAATTCTTGTTATACGGGTCCATATATGCGCCCTCTGGAACATCGTGCGGCTGCGGCGTTATCGGCCTCACAATCAGCGTCTTGCTCCCGTCGAGGATGCCGGGGATTTCCCATTGCTTGAGGCATATGGATTTTTTAGACATGACTATTCACCTCATTTCCCCAACAATCCCATCCGTCCACCTGCTCCCTTGCAAACAACTCCACCCTCGGCCCATAAGACACCCACTCAATCATTTTCCGCATCCTATCCGGTTTCCGGCTATGTTCCCGGCGTGGCTCCATAAATCCAGTTACGCCCTGAGCCCGCTTGCCGTCAATGATTTTATATGGCAGTGTACCCATGCCGCCAAACAAGCAGTGCTCGGTCATGCCGCGACAATACTGCCCCAAGCCAGCCCTGTCTTTGAGCCACGTAATCATTGTTATGTACCGAAATCCCCAAGCCTCCATTACGTAAAGGGCATCTTTAAGGTGATTGTTTGTCGCCCACAGATACAGGTGGCAACCTTCCGGGTCCGCTAGGTTTTGCACCGGCAACGCGGCTATATCCTTGGTTTTCATCAGTGGGTAATGTCTGTCGGCGCCTCGCTTGATTTTCCCGCCGCCTGATTCGTGCCAGGGTGGGTCGGCGTAAATGGTTTTGTAATGTTTGTTTGTGTTGAAAATATCTATGTTCATTTTATCCTCCTATTATTTTTAGGAGGAATGCGCATTCCTTACTTACCGGCGGATGATCAGGCCGCTGGGTGTTAATTAACTTTCTTCGATGTAAGCCGCCCGTACTCGCTCGGCAGCGGCTTCGGCTTGCTCTTCTGTTTCGTAGTAATTGCCGGCCTTATATCGTCCGGTATCAATTTCATGGCCTGTTTCGACGTCGTTATCAACTTCTCCTTTGCTTGTTACCCAGTAATACATTTTCCCCAGCCTAGCCCTCCACCGTGCCGCCGGGATGAATTTGATATGCGCCCTGAGACATTCAGGACAAAAATCCAAATCCGCTGGCTCCGGGCAATACTCGCCGTGAAAGGGGCAAATCTCGGCTTCATCCAGCGATCTTGAAAATCTACCTAATTCTTTCCGTGTACCCTCAAATGTTATTTTTGACATATTGACCTCCTCTGGCTTTTCATCTAATCCTCATAAACTGCCCGTTCTACAATCGCCATGCCTTCTTTCGCTTTTAGCCGCTTGCCATCAGTTTGAGTTTCGGCGCAGATTACACCGGCTATATTTTTCATTGACATGCCTTGATTAAATAGATTTACAATTTTTGCGTCATCCACTAAAATTACTCCTTTCAATCTCCTCCACCGTCGCCGCCAGCAACCCCGCCACGAATTCCGACCCGTCATACCTCGCCTGTATATCCTGCATCTCCATGACGCAAGCCAGACAGGCAGCGTCGTCCTGGGCCTTGGCATGTTTTCGGTGAAATGCTAGTATGTCGTCGTGGATGGAGGTGTATTTGCCGGCCATGTCATCCCGCCTCGCTCTTATCGATCGGCAAATCTGTTCCAAATGCCCTAAGAATATCCTTGATTGAGCGTGTCACATAGTCCGGGTTGTCGAAGATTTTGTGGTTATCCTTGATCAGATCGTTAACAATATTTTCCCAGAACGGAATAGCCTCAATTTTTTTCATTACATGAGAGTATCCTGCGTATTCCTTGCCGCAATTACAGAGATAATATTGTTCACATTCAAGCCCGTTCCCGTCTTTCTCTGTGAGCCTTATAAATCCGGTATCAGTACATGCATAGCACTTAATAGCAATCACCTTCTAATGCTAGGCTATTGTGATATTCCTGTTCCAATCGCGTCCGCAACGTGCCAATGGATGCCTTAACCTTATCTGAGAGCATTTTGTTTTGCGTTGAGGATTTGACGGCTTCCCGATAGAGTTTCTGAAATTCAGTCCGCAAAAATTCCGGGTTGCTGTTACAGATATTGATAAATCCTATGTTTTTGACGATTTGACAAATTATTGGGTTTTGCTTTTCAGCGTATTCCATAGCCTCTTTTTGACAATACCGACCAAAGCCAATGATGTTATTCAGCACTTGCCACGCACCAAGAATGTCTACTTGTGGTTCCACTAATTCAACACAAGCCTTCCTGATATGTGCCGGCGTTATATTAAATTCCTCGGTTCGTAATAATTTCTTGAGCGCTAAATGGGCTGTAGTAAAATCCAAATCTTCCAAAAGGCTAAACCATACCTGTATTTTTGCCGGATCAGCGAACGAGACGCCTTGCGCTGCCGAAATCAACGTTGTCAACGTTACCGCCTGGTCATATGTCAATTCTGTTCAGCTCCCCATTGTTATATTTTTCAATGCTTTCCTTGGCCGTGTCCATCGTCCGTTCGAATGCGGTTTTAAATTGTTGTCGTGGTTGCGCGCTATCTTTCCGGTTGCGCTCCCATGTCCTGATAGCAGCCTTCCAATCTTTCATTTTACTTTTACCTACCATCCATCCTTTGGACTGATAGAAGTCAATAAAGGCTTGTGCGTCAATTGAGTTGTTTCGCTCAAGACAATATATCTGTACTTCATCAAGTTTTGGCGGAATGAAAATCGCGGTTTTTTTCTTTGCGCATGCACTATGTTTTTTATCTTTAAAGTTTTCTTTAAAGTTTTCTTTAATATTTCTTTCTTGGGCATCTACGTAGTTGCCTGTAGACGCATCTACGTAGTTGCCTGTAGACGCATCTACGTAGTTGCCTGTAGACGCATCTACGTAGTTGCCTGTAATCGACGTAGGTGCCTGTGGGGTAATCCATGCCTCATAGTCCTTATTAAATGCAATAATTTTTGCATTATTAAACGTTGCATCTTTTATAACCAAAATAATTTTTCGTGCTATTAAAGGCTTAATTTCTCTTGCTATTTGCTGTCTGGGAACCCCAATAGCCACGCTCAAAAAAGTATCCGACATTTCATGTGATTTTCTACCAAATCCATATGTATGACGCCATACAGCAAGAATAATTCTGAATTGCGTCCCGTTTAGCTGACTTTTCATTATATTTTCCAATATTTCGTTAGAAATAGGCGTAAAGCCATTCTCTTTTTGTGGATTAGCCATTTATTCACGCCCCTTGTTTGAAACTTGACTAAAACGGCAGATCATCATCCTCAAGCACGTCCTCCGAAATGGCAGCATATTCAGGCTGCGGCGTATAGGCCGGCGAATTATTTTCCTGTTTCTTCTCGCCGGTAAATTCAAAATCGTCAATAATGACATCGGTTGTATATATCTTCCGGCCCTCCTTATTTTCATAGCTGCCAGTCTGGATATGACCTCGAATTAGGATCAATCTGCCCTTGCTGAAAAACTTGTTAATATTTTCAGCCGTTTTCCCGAACGCTTTGACGTTAATAAAATCCGTCTCGTCTCTTTTGTATTTTCGGCCTACTGCCAAGCTATTTGACAAAATTGCCATGGGCTCGGCGGCTTGGGAATATCTTAGGTCATGGTCACGGGTAAACCGGCCACATAAAATCACATTATTCATGATAATTGCTCCTTTATCGTTATTTCAATTCTTGGGTTTTTCGCATCCACAGCAAATCGGTGAGTAAATCCAACTATATTCTTCCATCCGTCGTTCTCCAGGACGCCGCTTGAAACAAGAGCGTCCTGGATTACCT